ATGACAGCACCAGCCAATCCCAGCGGGCGCGCCCGCGCGGGCTATCATGTCACGCGCAGATATGGCGTGCCGCATGCGGATATCGCCTTTCTTCTGAACATCGAGGAGAAGACCTATCTCCGCCGCCTGCGCCAGTCAGGGGTCGATCCCAACACGGCCATGCGCTCAGACCGGCTTCCCGACATCGAAGAGATATTGGCCAACATCCGCAACGAGCTGGCGCGCCTCACCGAGGGCGGCAAGGTGCCGGACAAGGGCGCGGCCGATGCGCTGACCGCTCTGGCGCGGGCGCTGAAGACGGTCATCGAACTGGCGCGTGAGAGCACGCCGCGGCCTGTCGCGGAAGCCGCTCCGGCGGCGGTCAGTCCCGAGGAACTCAGCGAGGCGCTGGCGCGCATCGACAGAAGGATCGACGAACTTGCAAATCTCCGCGCAGCCGAGATTGTCCGACGCCGGCTTGAGCGGCCCGCTGGCGATGGCGCTGACACGGGAGTGGTTCTGCCGGGGGCGTGACGCCCAGCAGCCGCCGCTGATGCCCTGGCGCACCTGGCTTGTGCTCGGCGGGCGCGGCTCGGGCAAGACCCGCACCGGAGCGGAATGGGTCATCGGCATGGCCCTGGGCCTGCCGACGATTGCCTCGGGAAAATGCGGCCACATAGCGCTGGTCGGCGAGACGCTCGCCGATGTGCGCGAGGTGATGGTGGAGGGGCCCTCGGGCATCCTCTCCGTCGCGCGCCGCGAGCGTCCCCGGCTGGAAGCCACGCGCCGGCGGCTCGTCTGGGAGAATGGCGCGGTGGCGTCGTTCTTCTCCTCCGAGGATCCCGACAGCCTGCGCGGGCCGCAATTCGATGCCGCCTGGTGCGACGAGCTCGCCAAGTGGAAGCACCCGCAGGAGACCTGGGACATGCTGCAATTCGGCCTGAGGCTCGGGCACGCTCCGCGCCAGATCGTCACCACCACCCCGCGCCCCACCGCCCTGCTGCGGGCGCTCCTTGCGGATAATTCAGTGCCGGTGACGCGGATGCGCACCGCGGAGAATGCCGGTCATCTCGCGCCGGGCTTTGTCGACATGATCGAGAGCCGCTATGCCGGCTCGCGGCTCGGGCGACAGGAGCTCGACGGCGAGCTGATCGAGGATCGTCCCGATGCGCTCTGGTCGCGCGGTTTGATCGAAAGCGTCGTCTGCAAGGCGGTGCCGCCATTGAAGCGCATCGTCGTCGCCGTCGACCCGCCCGCGAGTGCGGGGCGGAATTCCGACGCCTGCGGCATCGTCGCCGCCGGCATCGACCATGACGGCTTCGGCTGGGTGCTGGCCGACGAAAGCCTGCCGCGCGCCAAGCCCTATCAATGGGCGCGGGCGGCGATCGCGCTTTATCATCGCCTGGAGGCGGATGTGATCATCGCCGAGGTCAATCAGGGCGGCGACATGGTGAAGGCGGTGATCGCCTCGGAAGACCATGGCGTGCCCGTCCGCCCCGTCAGGGCAATGCGCGGCAAATGGCTGCGCGCCGAGCCGGTCGCCGCCCTCTACGAGCAGGGCCGCATCCGCCACGCCCGGCGCTTTCCGGCACTGGAAGACGAGATGTGCGATTTCGCGCCGGGCGGGTTGTCCAATGGCCGCTCGCCCGACCGGCTGGATGCGCTGGTCTGGGCGCTGAATGAACTGATGCTGGGGAGGGATAAGGTGCCGAGGATCAGGCGGTTGGAGTAGGAAGAGTACCTGTCGACGGAAAGCACTCGTTTCTCACCCCCCTCTGCCCTGCCGGGCATCTCCCCCAATACCCTATCGTCATCCTCGGGCTTGACCCGAGGATCCATGGCTGAGGGGTGCTGACCTTGCCACCACATCGAGGCATTCCGGCAGGCGCATATGATCGATAGCCGGGATGGTAATCCATGATCCCGTCCCTGCTGATAGCACCGCTTCCGCTCCCTGGCCGTGGATCCTCGGGTCAAGCCCGAGGATGACAAGGAGGAGGGGGAGATGGGCGGCAGCCCAGAGGGGGGCGCTGTCCCGCCGACATCTCAGTTAATTTTCACAACACGATAGGAATCCCCACCATGCCCATCCCCTGGCCGTGGCGCCGCCGCGCCGCGAATGCACCTGCACGCGAACAGAAATCCACGACCGGCTTCGTCGCGCTGCATGTGGAACGCAGTGCGTCCTGGATCGCGCGGGACTATCCGACACTGGCGCGTGAGGGCTTCATGCGCAACCCGATCGTCCATCGCGCGGTGCGCATGATCGCGGAAGCGGCGAGCGCGGTGCCATGGCTCCTCTACGAGGGTTCGACCGAGCACGAGACCCACCCGCTGCTCGATCTCATCGCCAGCCCGCGGCGCGGGATGAACGGCACGGCCTTCTTCGAGATGCTCTATGGGCATCTGCTCCTTTCCGGCAATGCCTATGTCGAGCGGGTGGAGACGGCGAATGGCGCGCGCGAACTGCATCTGCTGCGCCCCGAACGCGTCACCGTCGAGACCGATCAGGAGGGGTGGCCGCAGGCGCTTACCTATCGCTGCGGCGCGGTGAAGCGCGTCGTGCCGCTCGATGGTCCGGCGGGCGGGCAGGCGCTGCATCTGAGCCTTTTCCACCCGCTGGACGATCACTATGGCTTCGCGCCCCTCGAAGCGGCGCTGATGGCGCTCGATATCCACAATGCGGCCGGCGCCTGGAACAAGGCGCTGCTCGACAATTCGGCGCGGCCCTCCGGCGCCCTGGTCTATGCGCCCCGGGACGGCGGCAATCTGACCGAGGAGCAGTTCGCGCGGCTCAAGGCCGAGCTGGAGGACGGTTACACCGGCGCTGCGGGGGCGGGAAAACCGCTGCTGCTGGAAGGCGGGCTCGACTGGAAGGCGATGGGGCTTTCCCCGCGCGACATGGATTTCATCGAGGCGAAGAACGCTGCGAGCCGCGATATCGCGCTCGCCTTCGGCGTGCCGCCCATGCTGCTCGGCATCCCCGGCGACAATACGTATGCCAACTACGCCGAAGCCAACCGCGCCTTCTATCGGCTGACCGTGCTGCCCTTGATCGCGCGCACCGCCAAGGCGCTCGGCAACTGGCTCGGGCCGCTCTATGGCCCGGATCTCCGGCTGGAGCATGATTACGACCGCATCGAGGGGCTGTCGGCTGAGCGCGACGCGCTCTGGCAGCGCATCTCCAACGCCTCCTTCCTGACCGATGACGAGAAGCGGCAGGCGGTGGGGTATTAATCCGGAAACGTCAACGCCAGGTTCCCCTCACCGTCCGCTTCGCGGCCACCTCTCCCCCACTGCGTAGGGGAGAGGAACGCCAAGGCCGGATGCCGCGCGCTCCTCGCCCCCGCTTGCGGGGAAGAGGTGGCCGCGAAGCGGACGGTGAGGGGGGCTTCAACGACAATGGAGGAACCCCCATGAGCGCATTTCAGGAAATGGGCGATACGGCATGGGTGTTGCTGGCGAAGGCGGCGGGCGCGGTTGCCGGGTCCGCCGTGTCGCTCGCCTATATGCTGCCCCGGGGCAAGCAGGAGGCGGCGATCCGGTTTGCCGTCGGCATCATCTGCGGCCTGGTCTTCGGCGGCGCGGCAGGCGTCAAGATCGCCGAGGAGCTCGCCATCGACGGCAGCCTCGGCAAGGCGGAGCTGATGCTGATGGGATCGGCCGCCGCAAGCCTGGCGGCCTGGTCGGCGCTCGGCATCTTCAATCGCTTCACCGAGCGCATGAAGGATGCACCGCTTCCCGGTTTCATCCCAGAACGACAGGAAAGGAAGAACCGCGATGAGGTCTGACGAGGCCAGGCTGCGGCCGAAGCTGCAGCTTGAGACGAAACTGGCCGGGCTGGCGCTTGATCAGGTGGATAATGACGGCAGCTTTTCCGGCTATGCCAGTCTCTTCGGCGAGGTGGATCTCGGCCGGGACATCATCGAGCCGGGCGCTTTCGCGAAATCGCTGAAGGCGCGCGGCACATCCGGCATCCGCATGCTGTGGCAGCATGATGCCAACGAGCCGATCGGCGTCTGGACGCTGATCCGGGAGGACGCGCGCGGCCTTTATGTGGAAGGCCGCCTGGCCAAGGGTGTGCCGAGAGCGCGCGACGCGCTGGAACTGATGCGCGCTCGCGCCCTCGACGGGCTTTCCATCGGCTTTCGCACCGTGCGGGCCCGCAAGGAGGCGCAGACGGGCATTCGCCGCATCATCGAGGCGGATCTCTGGGAAATCTCGGTCGTCACCTTTCCCATGCAGCCCGCCGCCCGCATCGCGAGCGTCAAGCGGGGAAGGCCGCCGGCCATCCCGGAATTCACCAACCTTGCCCGGCGCATCCGCGCCGCGGCGAAGAAGTTTTGAAACAAGAGGAACCATCGATGCAGGAAGACACTCTCCCATCCGAGACGAAGGGCGTTGAGATCAAGGCGCTCGGCAATAGCCAGGACATCGCCGAGGCGTTCGACGAGTTCATGTCGGCCTTCGACGCCTTCAAGCAGGCCAATGACGAGCGGCTCGTTGAGATCGAGAAACGGATGGCGCCCGATGTGCTGACCGTCGAGAAGGTCGATCGCATCAACCGCACCCTGGAGGAGCAGAAGCAGGCGCTCGACCAGATGCTCCTGAAACAGGCCCGCCCGGCGCTCGGACGTGGCAGCCCGGCTGCCACGCTCGAGCACAGACACGCCTTCGAGACCTATGTGCGCCGCGGTGACGAGCAGGCGCTGCGCGGGCTGGAGGCGAAGGCCCATTCCTATGGCTCGGGTCCGGACGGCGGCTATCTCGTGCCGGCCGAACTCGAAACCGAGATCGGCAGGCGGCTTGCCAGGTTCTCGCCGATCCGCTCCATCGCTTCCGTGCGCCAGGTCTCCGGCGCGGTGCTGAAGAAGCCGTTCTCGATCAGCGGGCCAGCGGTCGGCTGGGTCGGCGAGACGGACGAGCGCCCGGAAACCGCGTCCGGCACGCTCGCCGAGCTGCAGTTTCCCACGATGGAGCTCTACGCCATGCCCGCCGCCACCGCCTCGCTTCTCGACGATGCGGCGGTCGATGTCGAGCAGTGGATTTCCTCGGAGGTGGAGGCGGCCTTCGCCGAGCAGGAAAGTGCCGCTTTCGTCAATGGCGACGGCGTCAACAAGCCGCGCGGACTTCTGGATTATGGGACTGTTGCGGAAGAGGAGTGGCAATGGGGCAGGCTCGGTACGATTGCCACCGGCGTTGCCGGCGCGCTGCCCGACGAGGACGCCTCCGACGTGCTGATCGACCTCGTCTATTCCCTGAAATCCGGCTATCGCCAGAATGCCAGCTGGGTGATGAACCGCAAGACGCAGAGCACCCTGCGCAAGTTGAAGGATCGCGACGGCAATTATCTCTGGCAGCCGCCGGCGACCATTGGCGGGACGGCATCGCTGATGGGCTTCGGCCTTGTCGAGGCGGAGGATATGCCCGATATCGCGGCCGATGCCTGCGCCATCGCCTTCGGCGATTTCGCCCGCGGCTATCTGGTCGTCGACCGCACCGGCGTCCGCGTCCTGCGCGATCCCTATTCCGCCAAGCCCTATGTGCTGTTCTATACGACCAAGCGCGTCGGCGGCGGGGTACAGGATTTCGACGCGATCAAGCTGTTGAAGTTCGGGATGTAATACGAAGATTGGTCGAATAATTCGCTTTTCGAACACCCCCCTCTGGGCTGCCGCCCATCTCCCCCACAAGGGGGGAGATTGGCTGACACAAACCACGTCTTTCATCCTTCAGCGTCTGCGGTTGATAGTGGGCGTTGATGAAGGCTCAATCTCCCCCCTTGTGGGGGAGATGTCCGGCAGGACAGAGGGGGGTGTCTGGCGCTGCCGGTAATCACTCGACATGTTCCAAGGACTCCCCAATGACCATGCATCTGATCACGCCGCCGGCGGTGGAGCCGGTGACGCTCGCCGACGCGCGCGCTTTTCTCAAAATTTCCTCCATGAGCGAGGACGCCGTTATCGAGCAGCTCCTGCGCACGGCGCGCGAGGTGGTGGAAGCGCAAACCGGGCTGTCGCTGATCAGCCAGACCTGGCGGCTCCATCTCGACCGCTGGCCGCGTTCGGGGCGCATCGCGCTCTTCCGCTATCCCGTGCGGGAGATCGTAGCGGTGACCGCCTATGCGCCCGACGGCACGCCGGTGGAGATCGGCCCGGGCGAGCGCCACCTGCACAAGGGCTCGCGGCCGCAGCGGCTTTATCTCAGCCAGCGCGCGGGATCGTCCTCGCTCGGCGGGCTGGAAATCGATTTCGTCGCGGGCTTCGGCGAAACCGGCGCGGAGGTGCCGGACGCACTCAAACACGCCATCCTGACATTGACCGCGCATCTCTATGAGTTCCGCGGCGCGTTCGACGGCGAGGCACAGCCGGTCTCCTTCCCGCCGGCCTTCGACCGGCTCGTCGATATCTGGCGCAGGGTTTCGCTATGAACACGGTCTTCATCGATGCCGGGCGGTTTTCCAGCGAACTGGCGCTCGAACGCCTCCGGCCCGTCCCCGACGGCATCGGCGGCTATGCGGAGAGATGGGAGGAGGTGGCGACCCTCTGGGCACGCGTCGAGCCTGTCTCCGATGCCACGCGCACTTTCGGAGCGCAGCCGCTCGAGGAGATCACCCATCGCATCACGATGCGCTTTCGCGACGACATCGCAAGTGGCATGCGGCTGCGTAAAGCGGCGAGGCATTTCATCATCCTCACCGTTCATGATCCCGATGAAAGCGGCCGCTACTGTCTCGCCCGGGTGAGGGAGGAGGGGCGATGAGGCTCTCCATGGCTCTCACCATGGATGGCCTGATCCGCGGCCTGCGCTGGCGCGCTGTCGAGCTGCGGGAAGAGGTGCTGAAACCCGGGACGGATGCAAGGAAGGAAGACGAAGCCGATGACCAGCGCCAATATGGAACTGCAGAAAGCGGTCTATCTCGCCCTTTCCGGTGATGCCGCGCTGGCGGAGAAGCTGGGCGGCCCGAATATCTACGATCACGTGCCCGCCGCCGCTGCCTTCCCTTACGTCACCTTCGGCCAGACCGCGGTCTATGACTGGAGCACCGACAGCGAGGTTGGCGACGAGCATCTCTTCACCATCCATGTCTGGGCACGCGCCGGCGGCAGGAAGCAGGTTCTGGAGATCATGGAGCTGATCGTTTCGCGCATGCAGAGCGCCATCCTGACGCTCGACGGACACCGGCTCGTCAACATGGCGTTGCAATATTCGCAGGCCCGCAATGACGACGAGCGCGACGGCTATCACGGGCTGCTGAGGTATCGCGCGGTGACGGAGCAAGCATAGCGCAAGATACCCCTCATCCGACCGCGCTTCGCGCGGCCACCTTCTCCCACAAGGGGAGAAGGCTGGAGACCTGCATCTCCGCTTCCGAAAATCGCAAACTTTGGAGATTGGCAGCGAGCCCCGTGCCATGCACCTTCCTTCTCCCCTTGTGGGAGAAGGTGGCCCGAAGGGCCGGATGAGGGGTGGCGCGCAAGCCGCCTCGATGGCGGCGCTGCGAGCAGGATGGGTAATCCACCCTTCTATCCCTTCCCACTACAGGAGAATCCCCATGCCCGCCCAGAGAGGCAAGGACATATTGCTGAAACTCGCCCGTCCCGACGGGGGATATGAAACCTGCGCCGGCCTCCGCGCCAAGCGCATCGCTTTCAATGCCGAGACGGTCGATGTCACCGACGCCGATGCCGCCGGCCGGTGGCGGCAGCTGCTCGGCGGCAGCGGCGTGCAGCGCGCCTCCGTCACCGGCTCCGGCATCTTCAAGGATGCGGCGTCCGACGCGCTCACCCGCGCCGCCTTCTTCAACGGCGAGATTCTCGCCTGGCGGATCGTCCTGCCCGATTTCGGCACGCTCGACGGGCCGTTCCAGATCACCGCGCTGGAGTATGGCGGCAATCACGATGCGGAGGTCACCTTCGAGATCGCGCTGGAATCGGCGGGGGTAATCACCTTCGGAGAGCTCATATGATGGTCAACCGGCATCGCGGTGAGGTGGCCGCAAGTCTCGACGGCCGCGAATGGGCGCTGTGCCTCACGCTGGGCGCTCTCGCCGAGCTGGAAGCGGCCTTCGAGGCAGAGGATCTGACGGCGCTGATCGCACGCTTCTCCTCCGCCCGCCTGTCGGCGCGCGACATGATCCGCATCATCACCGCCGGCTTGCGCGGCGGCGGCCATGGCGTCACCGAAGATGACGTGGCGCAGATGCAGGCGGATGGCGGGGCGGCAGGCTTCGCCCGCATCGTCAGCGAGCTTTTGACCGCCACTTTCGGGACGACATCAAAGCCGGAAAGCGATTCTGCGCCAAACCCTTGAGTGCCGCAGTTGAATCAGCACCTCCATTCCCATGGGACGCCGTCATGCAGGCGGGGCTGGGGCATCTGCGGCTTTCATCCCAAACTTTCTGGGCCATGACGCCGCGCGAGCTGGCGGCGGCTCTGGGCCTTGCCGCGCGGGCGGCACACGCACCCTCGCGCCAGGCATTGGACGTCCTCATGCGGGCATTTCCCGACAGATGAGACAAAGCGCTGTTGGCGATAATCGCAAATGACAGCGCTATTCCCCCTCACCGTCCGCTTCGCGGCCACCTCTCCCCCGCAAAGCGGGAGCGAGGAGCGCCCACCTATCCAGCCCTCGCGTTCCTCTCCCCTACGTGGTGGGGAAAGGTGGATGCGAAGCGGACGGTGAGGGGGATTTCGACAGAACAGGAAGCATTCCATGGCCGAAAACGAAAACGTCACCGTCGCGATCGACGCCGACACCAGCGCCTTCGACAGGGCGCTCGACGATCTGCAGAAGAAGTCCGGCCGCTTCGGTGCCAGCCTGACGGCGGCATTGAAGGGGGCGGCCGTCAGCGGCCGTGGCCTCGACGACGTGCTGCGGGGCTTGGCCACCAGTCTGGCTGGTCTGGCGCTGGATGCCGGCATGAAGCCGCTGCAGGGGCTGATGTCCTCGCTCTTCTCCGGCCTGCTTGGCGGCATCGGCGGCGTCACGCCTTTCGCCAAGGGCGGCGTCGTGTCGAGCCCCACCTATTTCGGCCTGGGCAACGGCTCGCTGGGGTTGACCGGCGAGGCGGGCGCGGAGGCCATCCTGCCGCTGGCCCGCGGCGCCGACGGCCGTCTTGGCGTGGCGGCGGGCGGCAGGACGAAACCCATGCAGGTCGTCTTCAACGTCTCGACGCCGGACGCCGCCTCCTTCCGCAAGTCGGAGGCACAGGTTTCCGGCATGCTGGCGCGTGCCGCCCGGCGCGGAACAAGGAGCTTGTGAACCCGATGCCCGAAATTTCCTCCTTCCACGACGTACGCTTTCCGCTCGGCGTCTCCTTCGGCGCGACGGGCGGGCCGGAATGGCGCAACGAGATCGTCACGCTCACATCGGGCCATGAGAAGCGCAATGCGCGCTGGGCCCAGTCCCGTCGGCATTTCGACGCCGGCACGGGGTTGCGCTCGCTGCAGGATCTCCGGGACGTGCTCGCCTTCTTCGAGGCGCGGCACGGCTCGCTCCACGCCTTCCGCTTCCGCGATCCGTTCGATCAGGAGGCGAAGGATGAGTTGATCGGCACGGGCGACGGCGATACGGCCGATTTCCAGTTGGTCAAGCGCTACGGCGAGGGGACCTATGTCCGCCCGATCACCAAGCCGGTGGCGGGCTCGGTCGGCATCGCCGTCGCCGGGGTGGAAATGGTGGAAGGGGAGGCCTTCACCATCGATAGCCTCACCGGCATCGTGACCTTCGCCGCCGAGGCCATTCCGACCGAAGGCGCTTCCATCACCGCCGGCTTTATCTTCGATGTTCCCGTGCGTTTCGACACCGACCGGCTCACCGCCAGCATCGCCTCCTTCCAGGCCGGAGAGATACCTTCGATCCCGATTATCGAGGTTAAAACCTAAGCGGAAGTGCTGCTACACCCCCCTCCAGCCTGCCGGCTATCTCCGCACCTCCCATTGTCATCCTCGGGCTTGACCCGAGGATCCATGGCTGAGGGGCGCTGACCTTGCGATAACATCGGCGCATTTCAGTAAGCGCGTATCGTGGATATCCGGGTTGATGTCCCATGATCCCGTCTGGGATGATAATACCATTCCGTCTCCTTGCCGTGGATCCTCGGGTCAAGCCCGAGGATGACGATAGAGGGATAGGAAGATGCCAGGCAGGGCAGAGGGGAGTGACCTTCAGGAAGCAATATAGCTTAAAAACGGAAGGCTCCCATCATGATCCCCATTCCGCAAGCCCTTGAATCACATCTGCAGGGGACGGTGACAACCCATTGTTTCGTCTGGATCATCCGCCGGCAGGACGGCGTCGTACTCGGCTTCACCGACCACGACCGGCCACTGCTCGTTTCGGATGTCATATGCGAGCCGCAGACGGGGATGACCGGCAGCGAGGCGAGCACGGCGCTCGGCCTTTCCATCGACGGCGCCGAGATCGAAAGTGCGCTCTCCTCGCTTGCCATCGACCGGGCGGATATCGAGCGCGGCCTTTACGATGGCGCGACGGTAGAGACCTATCTCGTCAACTGGTCCTCGCCGCAGGACCATGCGCTCCTGCGCCGTTCGAGCCTAGGCAAGATCACGTCATCCGACGGCAAGTTCACCGCCGAGCTGAAAGGCGCCGCCGCCGGCCTGGACAAAATCCACGGCCGCCGCGTGATGCGCAATTGCGATGCGGAGCTGGGCGACCGGCGTTGCGGGGTGAACGCCGCCGATCCGCGCTATTTCGCGGAAGGGATGGTGACCGAAACCGGCGATGCTGCATTTCTGGCCGCAGGTCTGGAGCATTTCCAGTCCGGCTGGTTCGACAATGGCCGCCTGACTTGGGATCGCGGAGCGAATGCAGGAAAAACGGCGGTCGTCGTCAGCCATGCGGCAAGCCGCCTCGTGCTGCGCGATATCCCGAGGGATCCTGTGGCGGTTGGCGACACTTTCCGCATCGTCGCCGGCTGCGACAAGAGCTTTGCGCAGTGCAAGGCGAAGTTTGCAAACAGCGTCAACTTTCGCGGCTTTCCGCATCTGCCCGGCAACGACGCGGCTTATGCTTATGTCAGCGGTGACGACGAATTCGACGGAGGCCCGCTGGTCCCATGAATGGAATCCTGGCTGAGGCGGAGCGCTGGATCGGCACGCCCTACCGCCACGGCGGATCGACGAAGGGCGTCGGCTGCGACTGCCTGGGGCTCGTCCGCGGCATCTGGCGGGCGCTTTATGGCGAGGAGCCGGAAGCGCCAGGCGTTTATGCGCCCGACTGGGCCGAAGCCGGAGGCGGTGATCCGCTGATCGAGGCGGCGCGCCGGCACATGGCCGAAAAGCCCGTTGAAGCGATGGAGCCGGGCGACCTCCTGGTTTTCCGCTGGCGCCCATCCGTCGCCGCCAAGCATTTGGGCATTTTCGCGCCCGAAAACCGCTTCATCCACGCCTATGAGGGCCACCGCGTGATGGCCTCGGCGCTGGTGCCGCAATGGCGGAGAAGAGTGGCGGGGGTGTTTGCGTTTCCGGCTATACCCCCCTCTGCCCCACAAGGGGGGAGATTGGCCGACACAACTCTCCACCCCCGTTTTGCAACATCCGCGATTGAAGCCGAACGCTGATGAAGGCGTAATCTCCCCCCTTGTGGGGGAGATGGCTGGCAAGCCAGAGGGGGGTGTTGCCCGAGGCACTGTTTTAATAAGGGAATCTCCATGGCGACACTCGTTCTCCAGGCCGCCGGTGCCTATCTCGGCGGCTTTTTCGGTACGCTCGGCGGCACAATCGGTGCGGCGGCGGGCGCGCTGGGCGGTTATCTCGTCGACACCGCGCTCATCAATTCCACACGTCATGTGGAGGGGCCGCGCCTTGCCGGGGCCAAGCCGACGACGGCGGAGGAGGGCGCCGCACTTCCCTTTGTTTATGGCACGGCGCGTCTCTCCGGTACGCTGATCTGGGCGACCCGCTTCGAGGAGACGTCGAAGACCACCCGCCAGGGCGGCAAGGGCGGGGCGAAGAGCACCACCTACAGCTATTTCGCGAATGCGGCCTATGCGGTGGCGGAAGGCGAGATATCGGGCATCCGCCGCATCTGGATGGATGGCAAGGAGCTCGACCAGACCACGGTGGAAATGCGCGTCTATCGCGGCACCGGGGACCAGCTGCCCGATCCGCTGATCGAGGCGAAGCAGGGCGAGGGCAACGCGCCCGCCTATCGCGGCACCGCCTATGTCGTCTTCGAGCGTTTGGCCGTAGATGGATATGGCAACCGGTTGCCGCAGATCCAGTTCGAGGTGATGCGGCCCGTCGGCGCTCTCGCAAGGCGTGTGACGGCGGTCGCGTTCATCCCCGGCTCGACCGAATTCGGCCTCTCGCCTGATCTGGTGACGGACCAGCCGAAGCCGGGCGAGACGCGCGCGCTCAACCGCAATGCCTTGCGTGCGCAGAGCGACTGGAGCGCCGCGATGGACGAGCTTCAGGCGCTCTGCCCCAACCTCCAGCATGTGGCGCTGGTGGTGCCCTGGTTCGGCGACGATCTGCGCGCCGGCGAATGCCGCATCCGGCCGGGCGTGGTGGAGCGGACAGCCAGGAAGCCCAGCCGGGCATGGAAGGTTGCCGGGCTGGAGCGCGGCGAGGCACATCTCGTTTCGCGCAATGGCGAGGGCGCCGCCTATGGCGGCACGCCGTCCGACGACAGCGTCATCGCCGCGATCCGCGATGCGAAGGCGCGGGGTCTCAAGGTCACCTTCTATCCTTTCGTCATGATGGACATCGCCGCCGGCAACAGCCTGCCGTTGCCTTATGGCGGGGAAAGCCAGCCGGCCTATCCCTGGCGCGGCCGCATCACCTGTCACCCCGCAAGCGCCGACTGCACGGCCGCGGCAGCCGGCCAGATCACGGCCTTTCTCGACGGCGAATGGGGCTATCGCCGCTTCATCCGCCATTGCGCAGATCTGGTCTCGAAGGCCGGCGGCGTCGATGCCTTCATCCTGGGGTCGGAGCTGCGCGGGCTCACCACGCTGCGCGATGGAACGAACGGCTTTCCCTTCGTCTCCGCTCTCTGCGATCTCGCCGCCGAAATGCGCGTCAATCTCGGGCCGGACTGCAAGCTGACCTATGCCGCCGACTGGTCGGAATATTTCGGCCACCATCCGCAGGACGGCAGCGGCGACGTCTATTTCCATCTCGATCCGTTATGGGCCCATCCGGCGATCGATGCCGTCGGCGTCGACAATTACATGCCGCTTTCGGACTGGCGCGACGAGGACGACAGGCGCCTCTCGCCGGATAACATCTCCGGCCCCTATGACAGCGAAGGCCTTATCGGCAATATCGCGGGCGGAGAGGGGTTCGACTGGTATTATGCCAGTGATGAGGATCGCCGGAACCAGGTTCGCACGCCGATCACCGACGGCCTCGCCGGCAAGCCATGGGTCTTCCGCTACAAGGATCTGAAGGGCTGGTGGGAGAACCCGCATTATAACCGGATCAATGGCGCGGAAAGCGCGGTGCCCACCGCATGGCAGCCGAAATCGAAGCCGTTCTGGTTCACCGAGCTCGGCTGCCCCGCCGTGGACAAGGCGCCGAACCAGCCCAATGTCTTCCCCGACCCGAAATCCTCAGAAAACGCCATTCCCTATTTCTCGGATGGTTCGCGTTCCGATCTGGCGCAAAGCCGTTTCCTGGGCGCGCATCTCGATTACTGGAACCGGACGGAGAATGCCGGCAATCCCGTCTCGCCCTTCTATGGCGGGCGGATGCTCGATGCGAGCCGCATCTATCTCTGGGCATGGGACACTCGTCCCTTTCCTGAATTCCCGCTTCAACGCGATCTCTGGGGCGATGCCGACAATTGGCGCCTCGGCCATTGGCTGAACGGGCGGCTGAGCGGCATTGCGCTTGATGACCTGATCGCCGCCATCTTCCGGGATTTCGGCCTCGATACGCCGGATACGGCTGCCGCCGATGGCACTCTCTCCGGCTTCGTCATCGGCGAGCCCTCGACCGCGCGTTCGGTCCTGGAACCCTTGCTGGAGCTCTTCGGCATCCATGCTTTCGAAGCGGACGGCCGGTTCGTCTTCCGCAGTGCTGCACGGTTTTCCCCGGCCCGCATGGTCGAGGACATCGTCCTGCCGGATGAAGCGGCCTCGCTGATATCCGTGATCGAGGACCGCAACGAGCTTCCGGGCGCAGTGGAAGTGTTCTTCTCCGATCCGCTGCGCGATTACCAGGCGGGGAGTGCGGTCGCGGCCAGGACCGAAGGCCGCGGGCAGGGCACCGAGACGCTGACGCTCGCCGGTTCGATGGAGGCCGGGCAGGCGAGGGCGCTGGCGGAAAACTGGCTGCGCAGGCGCTGGGCGGAGCGCCGCACGCGCAGCCTTTCCATTCCCTGGGACCATGCCGACCTTGCGGTCGGCGACCGGATACGCCTTTCCGGCGACGCCGCCGAGACGGAGTTCGTCGTGACGGCGCTGGAGGACGGCACGGCGCGCAATGTCCAGGCCGTCGCCATCGCGCCGCATGTGCGTTTCCCCGATGCGGGAGCCCTGCCGCCGGCGCCGCCCGGCAATCCCGCCCTGAACGATGGAAAGCCGCTTTTCCACCTGATCGACCTGCCCGCCTGGCCGGGGGCCGAGGCGGCGGAGAACCAGCTCCGCCTTGCCGCTTATGCCAGGCCATGGCGCGGCGTCAGCGCCTATGCGTCGCCACAGGCGGATGGCTATTCCCTGCGTACGCTTGCCGGCAGCAGGGCCACCATCGGCGAACTGACCGCGCCGCTGCCGCAGGGCGATAGCGGCCGGTTTGTCGGGCAGGCGGTCGATGTGCTGCTCTATTCCGGGGAATTGCGTTCCCAGTCCATGGCACAGCTCTTCAACGGCGCCAATGCCGGCCTGCTGCAGGCGCCGGATGGGCGCTGGGAGGTCTTCCAGTTTCTCGAAGCGGAGGAAACGGCCGACAGCCAATGGCGGCTGACCCGCCTGTTGCGTGGTCAGCTCGGCACGGAGGGGGAGGCCTCGATGCCGAAGCCGGCCGGCACGCCATTCGTGCTGCTCAACGAGGCGGTCGTCCCCGCAGGCCTGAAGGCGTCGGAGATCGGCTTGTCGCTCAACTGGCGGGTCGGCACATCAGGGCGCGATTTCTCGGAGATTTATTTCGACACCATCGCTGCCGCCGGCGGCCTGCGGGCGCTCGAGCCCCTGAGCCCGGTTCATCTGACCGCCCGGCATCTGCCGGACGGCGCCGTCGCGGCAAGCTGGATCAGGCGCGGCCGCATCGATGCCGACAGTTGGCTCGGCGCCGATATTCCGCTGGGCGAGGAGCGGGAACTCTATCAGGTCGAGGTCCGGCGGGAAGGGTCGCTCGTCCGCCGGGCCGAGGTGAGTGAGCCCTCATGGCGCTACAGTGCGCAGGAGCGAACCGCCGATTTCGGCGGTCCTGACGAACCGTTCGAATTGGCGGTGGCGATGGTCAGCGCCAGAACCGGGGCGGGCAGGTTCGCCCGGATATCTCTTCCGTCATCCTCGGGCTTGTCCCGAGGATCTGCCGACATCTCATCATGAACTCCCGATTGCGCGTATCGGCACCCCAGCTTCTCGCTCCACTGTTGGCAGATCCTCGGGACAGGCCCGAGGATGACGGCAACTGGATGGGCGAGACGGCCACAGGCAAAGGGGACGTCGTTCCCCAATGCTTCCTATCGAAAAAATCACAACCACAGAAAGGTGAACCCGCATGAACGCCGTAAAACCCTGGTATCTCTCCAAGACCATATGGGCTTCCGCAGTGACCTTCGCCGTCTCGATCGCGGGATTGCTCGGCATCTCCACCGAAACCATCGACCAGCCGTCGCTCGTCGAGATCATCATGCAATTCGTCACGGCCCTCTCCGGACTCGTCGCCATCGTCGGCCGCTTCAACGCGGATTCCAGGATTTCGTAAGCAACTGTTTAACGATATACGGTAGAAGGCCTCGGCAAGGGCTGTCGGGGCCTTTACCGTTCATTCATTGTTCAGCTAAAAAGCGCTATAGAAGGCGCCATGATGAAACATCTTTCTGCTCCCAAATTTCTTGCCGCTCTCGCCGCGCTTGTCGGCGCATCGGCTGCGCATGCGGCGACCCTGCCGCTGACGGCTCCGCGAACGGGGACGCTGCTGACCCGTGTGGCCGGCGATTGCGTTGCCATCGGGCAGCAGGTAGCAGCCCAGCAGGGCGGAACCCTGACCAAGGCGACCCCTTCCGTGCAGAACGGCAAGGACGTCTGCGTCGTCGTGGTGCTGGTCCCCGGCCGCAACGGTGAGCGTCCGCGCCGCGTCGAGGTCGCGGTTCCCGCCAACTAA